TTTTTTGAGCCAGAGGATACGAATGATTCTTAGACCTCGCCAAGAAGAATCAGTAACCAAGTGCATTGAAGCACTTAATACAAAAGGTAATACCCTTTTGGTAGCAGCGACAGGCTATGGCAAAACTGTTGTCACTTCAGATATTATCGGCAAGATAAAATCTAATAAAACTTTAGTTATTCAACATCGTGATGAACTCACGAACCAAAATCTAGGAACATTTAGTAGATTAAATCCAAGTATCGCTACTAGCATTGTCAATGGTGACAACAAAGACTATAGCGGTAAAACAATTTTCACCATGGCACAGACTATGAGCCGTGAAAAAAACTTATGGAACCTACCACCAATAGACTTATGTGTTATTGATGAAGCCCACCATGCAGCTAGTGATAGTTATTTAAAAATTTTAGATCACGCTAAATCTTTAAACCCCAATTTAAAAATCTTTGGAGTTACCGCTACACCTAATCGAGGTGACGGTAAAACTTTAGGTAAGATTTGGAACAATTGTGCTGATCAAGTACATATCGGTGAATTAATTATGAGTGGTTTATTAGTACCACCAGTAACTTATCAAATCGATTTAGGTTGTAACGATAAGTTAAAAGAAGTTCGACAAACTATGAACGACTTCAACATGCAAGACGTTGAGGACATCATGAATAAACAAGCACACAACAAGTCAGTGGTAAAACATTGGATGGACAAAGCTGGTGATCGTAAGACCATTATCTTTTGTTCGACAGTGGCCCACGGCATAAGCGTGTTAGATGAATTCATGAGTAGTAACATTAATGCAGAGTTAATTACAGGTGAGACACCAGAAGCTGAAAGAAAAGAGATCTACGAAAATTACGACTATGGTAATACCCAAGTTTTAATTAGCGTTATGGTTTTAACTGAAGGTTTTGACAGTCAGCCTACAAGCTGCGTTATCCTTCTTAGACCTTCATCATACAAATCAACAATGATTCAGATGATCGGTCGAGGTCTAAGAATTGTTGATCCAGATAAATTCCCTGGTGTCGATAAACGAGATTGTATCGTGTTGGATTTTGGTATTAGCTCCTCCCTTCACGGCACATTAGAGCAAGAGGTAAACTTACTAGAGACGGATAAAAAACCTTCTGGAACCTCCCCCCACAAAACTTGTCCAGAATGTTTGGCAGAAGTTCCTCTTGCTTCTTTAGAGTGTCCATTTTGTGAGTACAGCTTTCAAAATAAACGCATTCAATCAATGGGTAAAGAAATTGTCATTGATTTTAAAATGCGTGAAGTTGATCTATTAAAACAATCACCATTTTTATGGGTAGATTTATTCGGCCAGGGAGACACCTTTATGGCTACCGGGTTTGATTGTTTCGCTATGATGTTACAACTAAATCCTACCACTTGGTGCGCCATTGGTAGAGTTGAAGGTCGTCAAGCATACAAATTATTTGTTGGTGAAAGATTACACGCACTAGCGGTCGCTAATGATTTTATGTGTAAGCATGAGCAAGGTGACTCTGCTAAAAAAAGTCGAACGTGGTTACAACAACGACCTACTGACAAACAGCAAAAAATGCTGAACAACAAATTCAAACATGATTATTCCATGACTAAGTATCGAGCAACCGCTTTGATCAAGTGGAAGTTTTACGGCTCTCTCATTCGAGACATCGCTTTAATAGAGGGACGTAGAGTTGCATGACCGAGAAAAAAAGAGCAAGGGGTGTACATGTACCATGGAAAGTAAAACGCAAGGTACTCGAAGAGAAGCTGAACCTATTAGACGCAAGGTTCAAAGAAACTCTAATTACATTTCAAATGATTATTCATACCATTGTCAAACGCAACAAAGACCAAGCGTTGGCACCTATATTGGAAGCTGCATTAGATGATAAACTTTATCGGTCAGACTCATTGGTTAAAAAAATGGTTAAAGACAAACAAGTCGTGGGTGAATGCGGTCTATGTTCAATCAATTGTTATGGGACCGAAGCTATGCCACGCAAAGTATCATTCCCTTGTGGTTTGGTTAAATGTCCTTTTGAAAAACATAAAGCCAACAAACCAATTCACAGCGAAGAAGCATTACAAACATTATTACAAGTAAAGAGAGATTATTATGACCGATGATATGGTAAACCACCCACCGCATTACAAGCAAGGCGAAATAGAATGCAAGGATTCAATCAAATCTATGTTGGGTATTGAAGGCTACCTAGCCTATTGCCGTGGGCAAGTACAAAAATACACTTGGAGAGCGCCTCACAAAGGCAAACCCATTGAGGATTATCAGAAAGCACAATTTTATCTCAACGAGATAGTGAAATTATTACAAGGAATTAATTAACCATGACGGAAGGAAACAAAATGATCGAAATAACTTTAGAAGAATACAACACATTAAAACAAGAGAATGCATTGTTGAGACGACAGATTGTCGAGGAAACTAAGGCACGTTACACCACTTATAGACGTATGCAATATTACATTGAAAATCAATCAATCGTATTACGCAAAATTAGTCGTTGGTTTCAAGGATTTTATAAGTGAACTTTAACACTAATTTCAGTCCAACCCCTGGTGAACTTTTTAATAAGAAAGTTGCATTAGCCCTAGACACAGGTATCGAAGCTAAGAATAAAAAACAAGCTAGACGAAAATACCTTGGGCCATCAGCTATCGGTCGTGACTGTCAACGTGAAGTGCAATACGGCTACATGGGTCAAGAGAAAGATTTTGATTTTCAAGGTAAGACTTTAAGAATTTTTGATTTTGGTCACAAGTCAGAGGAACTTATGGTGGATTGGATGCGTACTGGTGGCATTATTTTACAAGATGTTAATCCAAAAACGGGTAAGCAGTGGGAGTTCACTCTTAATGTTGGCAAGGAAGGCAAAGTATCTGGCCACTGTGATGGCATTATCAAAGGCATTGAGGATTGGGTGCAAGATCGAGACACCATAGAAGAATATGTCAGAGGGTTTCCATGTTTATGGGAAGCCAAGTCAATGAAAAATTCTAAGTTCAATGAGTATAAGAAAAAAGGCGTGAAGCAAAGTCACTATGGTTACTATGTACAAGTCCAGCTCTACATGGCATTCATGAAATTAACTGACAATCTATGTTGGTTTACCTCAGTCAATAAAGATACGGCTGAAGTTTGGCATGAGTTTGTGGGTTATGACGCTGAAGTTGCCCAACAATATTCTGATCGAGCCTTTGAAATTATTACCGCTACCGAACGTGGCGAACTATTACCCAGAAGTTTTAATGATCCATCATATTTTCAATGTAAGTGGTGTGACTATCGTAAAACTTGTTGGGGTGAACGAGCAATTTAACAACCAAAGAAAGAAAACCAATGCAAACAACACTTCAAGAACCTTGGCGTAGACATGGTGTAACTGTCAAATGCCTACATGAGACAGGTAAATATTATATTAATGCACAATACCGACCTATGCCTGATGGCAGATTAATGTCGGTTAAAATCTTTCATAAATACCAGGAAGATATCAATAACAAAGGTTCCTATGTTGCAGTCTTTTCATCTTATTTAACTGAGATGATACAAAAATTTCAAGATCCAACCGCAGGGTTAAGAGAGATTGCAGATAGAGAACTAAGAAGAACTGACGGCACCGCTATGACTATTGTTGGTCATGTCGCTGACCATTTATTAACTGATTATTATTTGGAGGAACCACTATGAGAAAAATGGATGCAGCTGAAAAAACTTTAGAGAAAGTATTCGCAGCTATGAATAAACATGTACAGCCGTTGATCGATAAACATGTCGAGAAGTGTACTAATGACGCTGAACTATTGCGTGATGAATTACAGATCTTGGGTAACTTTCATTCAGGAATAGTAAAACAAATTTTAGATATTTTTGATAAACATGAGAAAATTTTTGAAGGCAACAAAGACGCAGCTTTTAACGAATTTATTGCCGGGAACATTACCCTTGCAACTATGCCAATCCCAAGAGAAACAGAAAAAGGAAACTAAAATTTAATGCCCTTGAACCCCGAAGATGAATACGGATGGTAATGAATAATTTTCGCACGGATTACAGTCAACCAACACGCATAGATACGGACGCTATCAAGTTGTATCTACAAACTTTGTATGGTTATTGTGACGGCTTTATTCCTATTCGTATGTTTATGGAGAAGGGCGTAGACGGCACGAGCCACTATCAACAATTACATTGGATCCCAACTAGTAATTTAGATGACATGCACCAACACCTCAAACCTTTAGTTGAGCGTGGACGTAATTTTAAAATGGGTGTGTATGTTATCCCTGGTACGGTAGCTGCAAGAGATCAAGCAAAAGCTAGTGACATTATTAACTACCCATGTTTTGTGGTTGATATTGATAGCGGTGATATTGAAGCTTCAAAAAATTATATCATTGCCCAACTCGGTCAACCAAGTTTAGAAATATATTCTGGCGGTAAGACTGCTGAAAATGTTTACAAGCGACATTTGTATTGGAAGCTAACAGAACCTGCCATGGGAACTGACATCACTCGTATCACCTCGGCTCAAAAATTAGCAGCTCAAAAGATTGCAGCGGATCCTAGTTTTGGATCGGCCCACCAACCTATTCGCCTCCCTGGAAGCATACATCAAAAAAATAATGTTGCTAATCAAGTACGCATAGCTAATCACTCAGCGATTGAATATGAGCTGGAAGAATTAATCGACAGCGTTAATAACATGGCAATCATGCCAGGGATACAAGTTAACGAAAAAACTTTAGGTGACAATAAAGTACCAATGGAAGACATGTACAAAGAGCAAGTGTACGAAGGAGCAGACGCAGGTGAAACTAGATTTGAAGCTATGGGTCGAGCGATTGGGTGGAGTTTAACAAGACACTTTGAAGGTCATTGGACATTGCAAGAGGCTTGGAACGATGTTGTTGGTTATAATCAAACTAAAGTTAATCCACCATGGGAATTAGATCGAGTTAAAAAAGATTTTGATCGTATTTTTCAAATTCATTACGACAAACATGGGGCGCCAAAAATAAAAAAAGAGCAAGTGGCACTTGAAGGTGATGATTGGGCGGATATTGTGGATGACGATACCCCACTACCACCAGAAATCATTGAAGGATTGTTGCGTGAGGGTGAGTTTATGGTTATCGCTGGGCCACCGAAGTCGCAAAAATCATTACTCATGCAAGAAATGGCATATTGTATTGGCACTGGAAATAAATTACTCAATCGTTTTGATGTACCAATACCGCAGCAAGTCGTAGTCGTTCAAGCAGAGATGTCAAAAGCCCAGCTCTCGGCAAGATTAAGAGCAGTGAAAGTAAACCCGGCCGAGAAAGCATTATTAAAACGCAATGTTAAATTCACTTATCGATTTACTAAAGTATTGGATGATGAAGGCTCTAAGGATGTTAAAGATTGGGTCGATCGAAGTTGTGGCAATGATTTACCGCAAGTTATTATCTTTGATCCACTATCTAATATATTCGCGGGCGATGATGAAAACTCTAACGTGGAGTTGATGAAGTTTATTCGAGATCGCATTTGGGTCTTACGAGATCAGATTAATCCTAAAGCTGCTATCATACTTATTCATCACTCGAACAAAGTTAACAGAAATCAGATGATGGAGAACCCATTCTTAGCTATTCGAGGGGCTTCAGCGATCCAAGGGGCTTATGATGTGGGGCTATTCATCACCAAAACAAGCGAAGATACGCAAGATCGTAGACTATTTTTTCAAACACGAGCAGTTATGGAGCCAAAACCAATGACAGTTTTCTATCATGAGGGACATATGTGTGATCGTGGGGACGCATTTGATCGAGATTCTGGCGTAAATATCACGGATGACATGAGTATGGATCGATTTAATCAAGTCAATAAGTGCCTAGGGCTGCTATTTCGAGAGGCAAGTAAGGGTAAATACTACAATAAAAATCAATTTGCGTTGAAATTTTCAGACAAATATCGTCTGGGTGGAGCCTCTACTATCAAGCGAAATCTGTCAACATTACTGACCCAAGGGTGGATTATGTTATTTGACGGGGAGCAAGTTGGTGAGAAAATTATCAAAGGCGGTAAGTTTTTATGTATCAAAGATATGCCTGTTTGGGACAATGATACCAAAGGTATCAAGACCAATATGACCATTCGACCAACCCATTTTGTTAATGGTGGCACGGGTGAAGTGCAGCCAGTTGGAGCAGAAGAGCTGGACGCGAAAGGCAATGTAAAATGGATGGTGAGTGAATATGATTTTGAATAGCCATTCAGGATTTGGGGTTCAAGATGATCTGAACATCTTAAAAGTTGGCAAATTTAAGATGGTCATGAACATCTTAAATGGTCTTAACTCGTTGAATTTACTAAGGAATTCGGAGCGTTAAGATGATCATTGAAAGTTTAGGCGTGAACATCTTTAAGTCGTTGAAATATATAACGAATTTAAGATGGTAAGATGTTCCTCTTATAAATAAGAGAGTGCTAAAATAAAAATTTTAGCGCCTCTCTGATAACATGGGAAAGGCAATTATGAGAAAAAAGAAAAACAAGAAACTCAAAAAGAAACCTATTGCAGCTAGAGATGTAGGTACACCAGAATTGCAAATGAAGAGAGCATTGTTAGTTGGCCCTGGTGATCCTAGCTTAGCGGAATCTGCAATTGGGGTACTTTTTGCTCGTGGTCTGATCAATGAGTATCAGTTGAAAGCTGGTCAACAATACTGCAATCTCAGACGCAAAATCTTTGGTTCAGTTAACCCAAGCACGGCTGACTTAATCGGCAGCACAAGAGGTCTTGGCTTAATTGATGAGGAAACTGAGATCCGAGTTCGCAATAGATACGATCACGCTAAGAATGCTTTACTTGATTGTGGTCTCGTTATCCAAGTGGCGGTCGATAAAATCTGTATTTACGACATTATGCCACTTGCACTAATCAATAGTCCTCATCACCATCCCAAACAGCTAAACAACCTTAAAATAGGTATGAATTCGCTTTGTACGGCTTTAGGTATCTAAAGTAAAAAAATTAGTATCATTAAGATAGATTGGATAATTACTTCTTCCATGTGTTCTCACTTTCTAAACAAGGGTGTTTATGACCATGTAAATCAATCAAAGCATATAATTCAACATACTCTGCATTATCTTCATCTTCATTCATAGCGTGTGACGAATGTACTGCAAAATCTTTTCGTACAATATCACTACCACCGTCATTCTCTATTTCATCAGGAATGTATAGTTCTACTCTTGCATTTTGATTAGGTACTTCTTGTAATTCTTTTATAAGTTCTTTTACTTTCATTATACTTCCTCCAAATCATCTAGTTCTAAATCCTCAGATAAATCATCACATACTAGATCATCGGCTCGATATTCTATAACCTTGCCGTTATCATCTTTTAACATATTGCCGTCACTATCCATGCGACAAAAAGTTATCGAGTAAGTACTGATATTAGTATAGGTGTGTTCATCTCTTAATTTATCAATTTCATTTTCATTCATTATTTATTCTCCTTATTAAAAATTTCTTTTACTACCCAATTTGTAGTTTTAGGTATAATTTCATCTTCTAAAATTACAGCACTATTTAAATAAAATGCTCTATCTTCCGCATTATGTATTTTAAAAAATTTGTAATCTTCTTGTTTAGTTTTTAGATTGTAAACTACATATTTTTCTATTTCATTTTCATTCATTTCTTTTTTCCTTTCAGTTTAGTTACTTTTAATTTCTTTTTAGCAAAAGCTGCATTCGAGCCAATTCTGCGATTTGGGAGGGGTACTAACACTAGGCCCCAACCAAAATTGCTTATCCTCGATGATCTGTGTGAGAAAAATTTCATAATATTGACCTCGAAACATTGAATTCTTTGTTTTTGAAGTAAATGATACCCTCTTCATTATCAACGTGAGCAATCTCGTTTACTTGTAATTCTTCAAAAGTACATGTGCCTTTGATTGCCCAATTGGTATGGCGGTATTTTCTTTTACAGATCATATCGATTTCGGTTTTGGTTTTTTGTGGTGTCATTGTACCGCCTTTAATCTAACTTCAACTTGCTCAAAAAATGTTGGCTCTTGACCACGTTCAATTCTTTGTAATTGATATTCAATGTTTTCCATTAAACATGCTCGTTGCAGATAGCTTTCATCGGTATACCAAACTTGATCTCCATTAGAAATCTTAGCTGAATAGAATACATAATCCTCAATGTTAGCGTCCTCGTTAGCGTGAATATTAAATGCAAACGCCTTATCATTTAAAACTTTATCATTCATATCTCTACTCATGATTTCTTGTTGTGCTTCCGAAGCGGTTGCATACTTACGTTCAATGATTTCTATTTTATAATTACTCATTGTCGTCCTCCCTTTCGTTGTGGTTTATAAAATGTTCAGTTATGGCGGATGAAATAATCCATGCTCCATAACCAATGCCTATTAACGGCAATAAAATTAGTAATTGAGATATATGAAGTTCCATTATTTTAACTTCTCTAACTCAAATGATATTAGATTTAATTGTTGTTCTAAAAGATTTATCTGATGTTTCTTTAATCTAGTTTCATCAAGTAATTTAGAATTTACTGATTGCTCAACTTGTCTAAAATATTTTTTCTCTTTTGGTGCAACATATAAAACTAAATGATCAGACTCACTTTGGTTAATCGAATGCGACCATGAACCCTCGTCTTTTCGTCCTTGAGTATAATGTGTAAAATAATCTCTATTTAAATGCTTACGAAACATTTTAATAAAGGCTCTACCCTCCTCATTATTAGGAATAGCTTGAAGTAAATATTTACCCTCACCATGACCTTTAGCTTTTAGTTGCTCAACTCTTTGTTTAAATGTTTTCATATTGCCTCCTCAGTTTTTTTTAATAATTCAACTATTTTATTTTCAATAGAATAATAAAGTTCGGTTCCAATCTCGGTGTTTTTAGTTCCATTGTTTTCAATATCATCCTCTATAAAAATTTCCCTTACACCACTCGGTAATGCTTCATGATCTATAAATTTAAAAAATATTTCATCTGCTATTGCGTAAGCGGTTTCCATTTTTATAACTAATTGTCGCTCTTTTTTGTCGAGCCACGTTTGTTTAATACTTCTTTCGTTTGTCATTTTTCCTCCTTTGATTTGATTGATACAATTTTTTGATCTTCTAATAATGGTTTTAAGATGTGACCAATAACATCCACCGTCCACCCATTGCCTAACATGCGGTATCTTTGAGTATTCGATACATGATCGGTATAACCACGATTAACTGTTTGTAAGGCTTCGCATTCTGTGGGCGTTAACTTTCTCCATAAGAATTTATTTTTCTCAATAGGAATTACATTGTCAGCAATTTTTGGTTCACGATTACCACCACTACAAGTATTTAATGTTGGGGCCTTACCCTCAATTGAATACACACGCCTTAAAATATCATGACCTTTGATATCATCGGCAATACCAACTTGAATTAACGCGTCACTATTAACAACTTGTTTAGCGCTCTGCTGAATAGTTCCAACTCGTAACGGTTTTTTAATCCATGTGGGAATTTGACCTTTGTACATTGAAGCGGTTAAACAATGAGATTTTTTATCCTCAGTAGATTTAACCATGTCGGTTTTTTTCTTATCACCCCAATTGGAATTGAGATAATTAGAATAAGTCTCAGTAAAAATATTTTCTTCATCTAAAATATCTTTTAAGACAATATTTTTATCCTCAATGTTTTGATCAAATGGAATATTAGTCCAATACAATCTATTTCTTGATTGGGCTGATAATAAAGCGGAATTTATTTTTATTGGCTTTACTCCCATATAATCAGAAATAATATCTTGCCATTCTTTTTTCATGTTTACATTTTCAAGTAGAAAATATTTAGGCTTAACAAGTTTCATTATCTCTACCGCTACAAAGAAAAGTTTACTTTGTGGATGTTCAAAATTTAATTTGTCTTTACTTGCATTACTAAAACCTTGGCATGGTGAACCCATGAGCATTAAATCTATGCTTGGTTGATTATCCTCATACCATTGCTTAATGCCGTTTACATCACCAAGATGAATGATATCATCCCAATTGGCTTTGCTTACTTTGATAGCGTATTTATCAATTTCAGAGGCATAATATTTATTTACTTTTACACCTATGCGATCGAGTGCAATTCGACCGCAAGACATTCCGTCAAAAAGAGAAAGCACATTCATTTCTGTACCTCCTCTTGAACTTCATTAATAAATTCTTTTTGTGCTTCTTGGCTTTTAGCGGTTAGGCTTGGCAACTTATGCCAAATCTTTTTTGCTTCTTGCTCGGTCTTTGCTTGAATGCGATATTCTCTAGTTATTACTTGTTGCGTAATAATTATAAAACTATGATTATCAATTTCACTTTCATCAAAATCATTACTTTTTAAATTAATCTTGCCTTGCTTGATTGCTTTGATATCGCCAAGGTTAGCAAATCTATAACCTTGCTTAGTGTGATCATAATAATTAATAATATGTTCATATTTTTTCGGTGGGTTTTTACAATATTTTTTTACTCCGAATTGACACGTTCGCTTTATTAATCGTCCGCTTTGCGTTGCGTATACCATGCTAAAGATTTTTTTCCCTAGCATTTTGTGCAGTGATTCCGTTGTTGTGCTTATCATTTTTTTTCCTTTCTATTGGTTTTTAAATCTGCGTTGAGGGTTAAAGCCTAGAGGCTTTGCTTGTGGGTTTAGAGTTTTGTAAAATTCTCTTTGCTTAATTTTTATTTTTAAGCGTATAAGTTTTTTATTTTTGTGCTTACTTGCTATTGTCATTCTTAAAAATCCTCCATAAATACAAAAGCAATTCTTATTGCTGAGATTAAAAAAAGTATCAAAGACGATATAAAAAAGCCTTGCGACATTAAGAGAATGCAAAGAAGCCAAAGCAAAACTTGGCTTATTGTTTCTGTGGTTGTTTTCATTTTTTACCTTTCGTTTTTGTTAATGAATTAAATAATTAATATTAGTTTCTTTGAACTTCCAACACGCTCGACAATCTAAGCATTGACCGCCTTGATTGGAACTTGGGCATATTTTGCCGATTGCTTTTTTGCTGTCGGTAATAACTGAACTTGTATTTTTGAAAACTTTTGAATTTAAAAAGCCGTCAACAAGTGGCGCGGATATTCTAAAAATACAATTTTTAGGAATTGAAATATTTCTTTTTTGTATTTCTTTAATGAAAGAAATTTCTCTTGTTGGAATCCAATAACTTGTAGACGGTGTTAACCTTGCAAGGTTTATAATTTGAATTGCATGGTCAACGCTTTGTAGATCGCCACTTGCGTGAAATCTAAAATATTTAGTTTTATAATGAATAATTTGATAAGCCATAGCAATGACCCAATCAAAACTATTATTTAAACTTTTTAAATGTAGTTCATGGCTTCGGCCAACTGAGCCGTTTTTATATCTCAAGTAATTACCTTTCATGGCATAACATGAACCACACACTGAATTTTTTACGTTGCGTAATTGTGAACCTTTTTTGCAATCCCAAGCGGATAGATCATAATTATAAAACGGCATTTTTTTGTTTTGTTTTGTAATACCGCCACCGCTTAAAATTTTGGCTTGTTTCAAAGTCCATTTTTTAGACTGTAAAAAATTATAGAGATTGTTCTCAAATTCTGAGGCGGTAAGAATACCGCCAACAGAATTATTTTTTTTCTTAATGGCTTCCATTAAGATTTTCTATAAAGGTTAGAAAATTTTTCTTCTAATTCTTCTAGATCGTATTCATAAGTATCAATTTCATTATTTAAAAAATTATCAATATATGAATTTGTGTATGGGCCGTTGTCGTCTTTTTGTTCGTGTAAGTATTTAAGATCATCAATTGCAAATCTTGCATTCGACAAATGATCTAGAATTATTGCGAACTGTTTTTTAGTTTCGCAAAATTGCTTGATCTCAGAAAAAACATTTTCCAAGGCTTCAAGGTTTTGGATAGTAAGAAAGAATTTAAATAATTCTTTGTCTTTGTTATCTATTTCTATTGTGTTCATATTTTCCTTTGGTTTTGGGTTTTGTAATTCATGCAAAATCTGTGTAAAAATTGCATTCATATTATTAGCAGTATTTGACAGAAAAAAAAACAAAAATGATTAAATTTATTGATTAAATTCAACAACTTAGCCACATTTCAGCAGCAAAATTGCCACAATTCACCCCGGAAATTTGGCTGTTTTTAGCCAAAAAATGTTCAATTGTGGCAACGATTACCCATAAATCTATATGCCCAAAATAGCACGGAAAACCGCCATTTTTTACATTGGTTAACGTGTATTGGTATCAATGCGGAATTAGTTTATATTTGGGGCCATGGTAAAACACGCAATCGGCGAGGCTGAAGCCTTGCAATTATATCTAACTATGGGGAATGACAGATCTATTCCCAAAATGAGGGCCTTAATGATCGCCAATAATTCGGCAATAATACCGCCGAGCATACCCACGCTCAAGCGGTGGAGTGCCAAAGGCTCTTGGGCCGAGGCCGTGAAACGCCATGAAATCACCATAAAAGAAGAGGGAATAAAAGAGGCTATATCTCAGACGGTATCAAGTACCAAGGAACGACTAGAGGCCTATAACGAAGTGCTAAACTTGACGACTGATAATATACTTAATGCTCTTAAATCCGCTAATGTGCAAGTGAACAATGCCCAAGATATGACCGCCCATATTAACACCATTGAAAAACTTCAGAAACTTCTGCAACTCATGCAAGGCGAAGCCACCGAGATTACAGAAAATAAAACAGATAATAAAAATCTATTTGATAGCATTGATTTTAATTCTTTATTTGAAAAAAAAATAAATTAAATCCGCAGTTTTCCTAGCTTTTTTAAAAATCCTACCCTTTTTATGCCGAGCGAAGCGACAGCATAGAAAGAAATAAGATGTGCGTAGCACCATCTTATAAAATCTTTCCGTAGACACTATCTAAATATCCTAGGAGGGGGGGTATGCCCCACTTTTTGATTTTTCTTTTTGTATATATAGAGGTTAGCTATCGGATTTTATTTTTTATATACCCCCCCCTTGTGTTTTTTTGGGCTTTATGTAAAAAAATGTAAAAATATATTTTTTTCAAACGCTTATTGTGGTATGTTAGAAACATAATAAGCGAATTCTTCGCTAAAAAATCAAATATAACAAATTTTTAATCAGTATTTGCAACATATAACAGTTTTATATGGTGTTGTTTTAGGTGTGAGGGCTACCTAAAGCAGGGTACGGGTGGGATTTTTTTTTAATGGCTAAAGACACACAAATACCTAATAAAATTAAAATAACTTACGCCAATTTAAGTTTAGATTTTGTCGATGCAAGTTTCATTAAGTCAAATACTGATTGTTACGGACAATACATACAACGAGAAAATAAAATAGAGCTGCAAAAAGAACTTTTAAAAGAAGAAAACGTGGATAATTTAATTAACACTATTCTTCATGAGGTTTGTCACGCTGCAATTTACTATTCAGGGCTAAATGCACCTGGTGGACCATTGGAAACTGAGTCAAACGAAGAACTCGTGACTAATAATCTAACAAACATATGGCATACTATACTGAAAGATAATAAATGGCTGATAACACTACTAGCGAAAAAGATTTGATGGCAGCTTCACCTGATCATAAATATTATATTTTTGAAAAAGATGGTGACTACACTTCTGATATTCTATTTTTTAAAGACCCCGATGCATTAATTATGTTCTTACTTAATGAAATACAAACTTATGGCACTGAAGAGGCTACGCTACGCACTTCAAGCCACATATACGAGGTTAAAAAAAAATTAGATGACAAGCACCTACACTAGCAATTTAAACATCGAAAAACCAGCCACAGGGGACCAAGTTGATCAATGGGGACCTACGGTCAACGACAACATGGATTTGATCGATACGGCCGTTGCAGCGAATCTTCCGAAAGCTGGCGGAACCATGACTGGTGATTTAGATGTACAAGCTACTATAACATCTGACCAATTAATTATGGGTGATAACCAAAAAGTAAGACTTGGTAATGCTGGAGATTTAGAAATTTATCATAATGGTACAGACAATTATATTTACAGTAATAATAAAACATTAAGAGTACAAGGAAACGGTTCTCCTATAAAACTTTCACCAGTTAATGCAGATTTAAGTGCTGAATTTAAACCTAATGGAGCAGTAGACTTATATCATAACGCTGTAAAAAAATTCGAGACTTCTGCTTCAGGTGCGACCCTGACGGGTAACCTAGTCGTCTCAGGTACTGTAGATGGCAGAGACGTTGCATCTGATGGCTCTACTTTAGACGCAACTACTACTACCGCCAATGCAGCTCTACCTAAAGCAGGAGGAGCAATGACAGGTGCTATTACTTCTACTGGTGATTTTACAGTTGATGTTGCTGGTGATATTATTTTAGATGCAGATGGTGCTGATGTAAGAATGTTGGACGGTGGTACAGATTATATCAAGTTTACTAAAGATGGAAATAATTCAGCAATTAAAGCACAAGTTTCTGATGGAGATTTAATACTGCGTGGCAGTGATAGTGGTTCACAAATAGACGCACTTACACTTGATATGTCTGATGCTGGTACAGCTATTTTTAATCATGATGTTCAACTTGGAGATAATGGCAAGGCTACTTTTGGTAACGGTTCAGATTTACAAATTTACCACAATGGTAGTGATAGTTACATAGATGACAATGGCACAGGTGATTTTGATATTAGGTCTAATGGAAGTAAAATTTCATTAAAAAGAATATCTGATGGACACGAGGGACTTAGATATACATTAGGTGATTCTATATTATTAAAATATGACAATAATAATCGTTTAGAAACTAGTAATGCGGGAATCACTGTCACTGGTGGAATTTCACTTACAGGTACAGTAGATGGTGTAGATATTGCAGCAAGAGACGCAGTACTAACTTCTACTACAACTACTGCAAACGCCGCATTACCAAAAGCTGGTGGTACTATTACTGGTAACTTGGTTGTTAACGATGATCTAACAGTCGATACCGATACTTTAAAAGTTATTAGTGGTACAGATAATGTTGAGATAAATGGATACTTAACTGTTAATCCAGTAACAGGAGCTTCAGGTGTTGATATTAATACTACAGTTTATCCAGATGGAATTGCAATGGCTGATGCTAAAGCTGTCACTTTTGGTACAGCTGCAAATTTTCAGATGTATGGCGGAGCGGATATATTAAATCTGCAATTAGCAGCAACTGATGATAGGTTTCAAATTAGACAAGGTTTAACATCACTTTTTAGAGTACAAGGTGATGGCAAGATTGGAATTGGTACCACATCTTTATCAGAAAAATTTCATGTGACAGGCAATGCAGTAATCTCTGGAACCGTAGCAGGTGACGTTGTATCAGCACACACGGCAGAAACAAGTATTGCAAGTAGTGACCTTATTGCAGTTTACGATACATCAGCAGGGGCAATTAGAAAAGCAACTATTGCTAACGCAGCTCTAGCTGGACCGACAGGACCCACAGGCCCTACTGGACCAGCAGGTAATAATGGTGGAACAGGTCCAACAGGTCCAACAGGCCCAACAGGCCCAACGGGATCAACTGGCCCAAGTGGTGCAGATGGAAATGATGGAGGCACTGGCCCTACTGGTCCAACGGGACCTTCAGGATCAAACGGTAATGATGGTGCAACTGGACCTACGGGGCCAACAGGTCCAAGTGGTGGTACTGGACCAACAGGAAATACTGGACCAACTGGTTCTACAGGACCGACTGGACCGACTGGTGGATTTAGTACAAACTCAAATGCACAAGTAGCCTCATTAGGAATTAACACTGGTCATCCACCTACGGGTGAACTACGAGCGACCTCAAACGTAACCGCTTATTATTCAGACCCTAAGTTAAAAAACTTTCATGGTCGTATTGAAGGTGCGTTAGACAAGATTGATAAAATTGGTGGTTATTATTTTACTGAAAATGAACTTGCTAAATCTTTAGGTTATGAAAACGATCGTAGACAAGTTGGAGTTAACGCAAGAGAGATTGAAGCGGTACTACCTGAAGTAGTTACTGAAGCACCTATCTCACCAGAGTATTTAACCGTGTGGTATGAAAAATTAGTACCACTATTAATCGAAGGTATTAAAGAACTTCGACAAGAAGTGAAAGATTTAAAAGAAGGAAATTTATAGCCATGCCCCTAGCCTCATCCGGTACACTAAGCATTAATGATATAGCTGGAGAATTTGGTGGTTCATCAAACCCTGAAAGTTTGTCAGAATTTTATCGAGGTGGCTCAAGAGTTCCTAACTCACCAGCTAACTCAAGTATTCCAACTTCTGGCACTATTGCAATTTCTAATTTTTATAATGGCAGTGCATCTTCTGATATAATTACTGGTACAGGCATATCTACCACACAAGGTAGTGGTAAAAATATTACTTTTTTTTATGGTATTAGACCTTGTCCTATTACTAATGGGCGGTGGATATATGTAGCTACCGGCACACCACAATTTCAATTTATTAGTAACTCTAATACCGCTTGTGGGGGTTCATGGTCTGATGATTATGCTGAAACATCTGGAGTAACAATCGATTCTTATTATGTAACAACTGGTTCGTTAAATTTTGGTCAAGCTAACTTTAGAGCGCCACAGAATGGTAATTTAACAGCTTTACAAGGTAAGACTTGTTCTCGTACTGCTTTTTTTGGAACAAATACAACTGCAACTACAACGACTCAAACTCAAACAGGTGTTACAAACGACTTTGCTGCTGGAAATAGCCCAACTAATCAATATATAAATCAAGCACCAAATCTTATTGGAATAACAAACGGTACTACAATTACAGTAAGTTGGACTTAACATGGAAGTTTTTGTTTATAAATGGACTCAAATAACTTCGGTTTTTGCTATTAAGGGTTGTCAATATATTGAGAACGGTATTATTAAACAAGAAGATTTAATGCAAACAGTTTGGACACCTTTGAATTTTGAATGTCCACCAGTAAATTTTTTATTACGAAAAAATCATGAACACGAAGTACATATGATAGGTACCTTTTTTAATCTTGTAAAAAAGGATTGGCTAAAAACATTAAAATTAACTGACTATGAATGGGTAGAAACTGGTTTTGATGATGATACTAAAACACAGTCTTGCATCATTGCAACAATTGAAAATAAACACCATACGTCTAGTAAAATTTTTGTTAATAGCACAAGTGAAAATGATAATAAGGGAGTATTCCAGTTATGAAAATAATATTTGATGCAACCAGAAAAGATGCGTGTGATTATGCTATTCACCATCAAGCATGGGGTGATTTTGAAGTTGTTTACGGAAACTACCACACACACATACCTAAAATAAATTGGAATGGTCCCAATACAGTTTTTAATTGGCCTTACCTATCAGACAATTTTATTAAAAGGTGGAATCTTAATGACATTTATTCGAATGGTGCAACTTTTACTTTTAAAGATAAAAAGTATGAAATACCTAAAGGGGCTTATTTGACGTATGATAACAATCTACAACTTCAGGTATGTTATCAAAATAAAGTGTGTACAGTTGATGGTTTAGTTTTTGATAAAATAGAATTAAAAAAAAATGGTTTTCACAAAACAGATACAGATAGCTATTTTCAAAATTTACATAATCCACATTATGGGTTTTATCAATTAATTGGTTATCTTGAAGATGACGTTCAAGATACTGGTTTAGTTTCTAAGATTGAATATGCAACTATACAAAAACATATTTACGAACCACAAACAATAACAATAAAAGATGTAGATGGTCATTTTATTCTTGTAGGTAATGGCAATGTTGATTGTGAATGGGTAGAAGATGAAGAAACATTAAAAAGAAATTTTCAAGCAGGAACAGTAATTATTTTAAGTGATAAAGAAATTAAAATTACTGGTGGTAGTGACAATTATAATGTTTATGAGTCTTATGCTGTAAAAGATAAAACAGCTTTATACGATTTATATAATAAATAGTGAAGATATGTATTGTTAATCCCTCAAGATGCAGTAGCACAGTATTGTTAAGTGTATTAGCAAACAAACTAAAAAATTTTACAACAGTTTATGAAATTTTAAATCATCAAGACGGTTTAGAATTATTAGCAACACCAGGTAATATTATTTTTAAATACCAATACCTTTGGGCTAATAAATCTTTACAAGGTGCTGATAAATATATTATTGCAGACCGAAAAGATTTAGATGCTTGGGCATACAGTAGTTATATGTCGTTTGTAAATCATCACCATCACGGTAAATTACCGATTGATGTTAAAGCTATTTACAACAAAATAGATTTTTTAAAACATAAAGATAATTTATTAAAAATGTATCACGAGTCTTGGGTACCTGAAAGAAATTGGTTACTAGCTAACGGTGCTGACATAGTTTGGCATGAAGAGATACAAGATAAATTTAATGATGTTTATTTTAATAATATAAAATTAGAAAAAGTTTGGTCCTTCTATGCAAGTCAAAGACAATGTCCTAAATAATAATTATGATTTAGTAAATACTAAAGCCTTTCAAACAATGGCTACTTACAATTATTGGCGTGGGTGGTGGAACGAACCACCTAGAAATGTAGTCGAAAAAGTGGTCATGGATTTATGGAAAGATCTGCCGATTAATTTTAAAAAATATGGTGGTTTTGAATATTGGAGCAGACTAATAGAAGGTCAGACATTTGGTGATTTAGAGTGGCACCAAGACACAGGTGAGTATCATTATCAAGATAATAACTATTGGATTTCAGATAAAAGTTTAATTTATTATCCCTATGTTTCGAATGATTGCCACGGTGGTTTTTTAGAGGTTTCTAATTATCATAAACGAGGAACTTTAGAAGATTCTTATAAAGCTGCAAGACGAATAGACCATACAATGGTTGAACGCATTCGACCAATAACTAATAGATCTGTTCTAATTGATTCAGCACAAATGCACAGAGTATCACCAGTTTATAAAGGTACTAGAATTTGTTTAGCAACAGCTTTGTGGAAAACCACACCAAACTTTTTTGCAATGGATGAAAATTGGACAAGAGAAGGTGTTGAAATGAAAACAATGCCTTGGCCACATAAATACGATTACAACTAAACAGAAAGAACAATAAATGCCCTACTTATTACCTCCTTCACTAACAGACACTATCGAATCACCTTTTGTAGTTTGGGAAAATTTATTTGATGAAGAAGAGTATAAATTAATTGATAAAATTACAAAAGATTTACCAATACAAGAAGCTACTATTATTAATGAATTAAAAGAAACAAAAGACGCTAGACATTCTGAAATTAAATGGATGAATCAAAATCAAGATAATCATTGGTTATACAATAAAATCAGCACCATTACTAATAACATCAACGATAACTTTTATAAGTTTAATCTAAGCGGTATGTATGAAGCAATTCAACACACTACTTATAAACCTAATATGCATTATAGTTGGCACGTTGATAGCGGTGTTAATAATAGAAGTAGTATAGTACCTAGAAAGTTAAGTATAACCATTCAACTTTCTGACCCTGAATCTTATGAGGGCGGTGATTTAGAGATTTGGACTGGTGGTAAACCTGATATAGCGGTACGCAAAAAAGGTGCGGTAGTAGCGTTTCCAAGTTTTAGATTGCACAGAGTTACTCCTGTAACTAAGGGTGTAAGACACTCGTTAGTTGTATGGGTAGGTGGACCCAATTTTAAGTGAATGAAGAAACTAAGTTAGCAGTTGCCAGATATTTACCAAACAAACTTGCTCAAGATAATTTTTTTAAAGTAACTGCTGAATTACAAACTAGTGATTTAACTACAGCTTTATCAGTTTACGAAAAACTTAAAGGCATGGATGTTGATGATACAGTTTGGGCAGCTCTTGGATTAGTTGATCGATTTTTTCTTCTTGCGTTTACTTTAGGTAGAAAAGATTTAGTACACCCTTGGTTATATCTAAGATGTCGAGAGGTTGAAAAAAACCCTGATGATCATTTAGATTTATGGGCTAGAGGACATTACAAGAGTACGATCATTACTTACGCAGGCACGATACAAGCAATCTTGTTAAACCCGGAAATTACTATTGGTATATTTTCGCATACACGGCCGATTGCAAAATCTTTTTTACGTCAAATTAAAAGAGAATTAGAAGGCAGTGTAAAATTAAAACATCTCTACCCTGACGTTGTTTGGACTAACGAAAAACGTGAAGCTCCGAAATGGTCAGAAGATGATGGTGTAGTTGTTAGACGCAACTCTAATCCCAAAGAAGCCACAGTTGAGGCATGGGGTTTAGTAGATGGACAACCAACTGGTCGTCACTTTCAACTTAGAATTTACGATGATGTGGTTACACGAGAAAGTGTAACGACACCTGACATGGTGAAGAAGACTACAGAAGCGTGGGAACTATCCGACAACCTAGGCATAGGTGATAAATCTAGAGTGTGGACCATTGGTACACGCTATCACCTAGCCGACACTTATCACTTTATGTTAGAGCGTGGTGTGTTTAAAGAACGCATTTATGCAGCTACTAAGAATGGTAAGTTGGATGGTGAACCTGTTTTTTTATCACCTGAAGAGTGGGAACGAAAAAAGAAAACACAGCCCACAACTATTTCTGCGCAGATGTTACAAAATCCTGCCGCAGGTAACGAGTCAATGTTTGATATTGATTGGTTACGAACATATGAAATTAGACCGACTACTTTAAATGTTTATATCATGTGTGATCCAAGTAAAGGATCAGGCACACGATCAGATAGAACAGCGTTTGCAGTTATTGGTGTAGATTCAAATTTAAATAAATATTTATTAGACGGTTACCGCCATCGGATGAATTTATCCGAGCGTTGGAACTTTTTAAAGTTGTTACGCAGACGGTGGATCAAAATGCAAGGGGTCGTAAGTGTTCATATTGGATATGAGCGTTACGGAATGCAAAGTGACATAGAACACTTTCAAGCAATGATGAAGATGGACAACGAACACTTTGAGATCAAAGAGTTGGCTTGGCCAAGATCAGGTGGAGGATCAAAACAAGACCGAGTTGAAAGATTAATTCCAGATATGTTGGATGGTCGTTTTTTCTTACCTGTAGTGGTGTGGCATGAGGCTTATAAAAAGTCTTTATGGAAAACCAAGAACGGTGTTGTGCATTATACATCAATTGATGACAAGCATGACAAAGCCGTAAAAGAAAAACGTAAAGGTAAAACTTTTGAACTCGCTGAACCGATCAAACGGATAGACGAGGAGAAAAAAGTTTATGACCTTACCAGGGATTTTATCGAGGAGTGTGTATATTTCCCGTTTGGTGTTCACGATGATCTTATTGATTGTGTTAGCAGGATTTACGACATGGAACCTACACCTCCAAAATTTTATAAACAAGCGTATTTGGAACCAGACGCTTTTTTCGACAGTTAAGGAATGTGATTATATGTGTGGTGGTGGAGCAGATACAGATAAAGATAAGGATGGTACAACTAGTAGTACCACTAGTAGTACAAATAGTTTTGCAGGTCAAAACGAGGATGCGGGTAGTCAAAGACCTACAATAGGTGGATCACCTTTTAGTGCAGAAACCTTTGCAAGTTTTTCTGGTCCAACCGCAGCTAACTTTGTAGGACAAGGTTATGTTGATGGTGATGACGCTACGACCAATGCGGCTGCGGCTGCAAATTTTGGTTTAGGTTCAGAGATTGCTGGTGCGAATGCTAGAGAACGAGAACAAGCACAAGCAGATTGGGCGGCAGGCGGTGGTTTTGTTCATGGTGGCCCAGGTTCACCCATGGATCCGAATTGGGATAGCTTTAGTATAGGAGAACAACTAACTCACATGGGTAATGCTTTAGGCGGAACTCTAGCTGATATTGGTGTTGGAGCATTTAATGTTTACTCCAATACACTTGGTAGTGCAGGTGCTATTATGAGTAATGCAGCCTTTGGCACTGAAGGAAGAATCTTAGGAAGAAGAACTCCACATTGGTCAGATAGTTTTTTTAGTGACCCTGATGGATTCCTTGGACCAAATGATTCTGAAGCTGCAACATATGGTGGCCAAGTAACTACTGATATTCCAAATGCAGGAAGTGCTGCAATCACTCCTGTAAGTGTTGAAGAAATTGAGCCTATGTTTTTAGGTGGCATGATTGAAAAAGGTAAAGCCTATTTAGTTGGTGAGCAAGGTCCAGAGTTATTAATGACTGGCGAGAATGGTAAAGGTGAAATTATTCCTAACCCAGCAACAATAGAAAATAATAATGTAGTACCGCTACCAGTAAAAAAACCTACTCATGCGGAGCGGTTTTTAGGTGACTTTAGTTTTATACAAGAATTAGAAGGTACAAAATCTACTGGTTATGTACCAACACAGAATGGTGAAGTATTAGGTAACTCTGGTGTTACTATTGCGAGTGGTTTTGATTTAGGACAACGTAAGAATGCAGATCTAGCAGGTCTACCACCTGAGTTAATTGAAAAGATGAGACCTTACTTAGGTGTTAAAGGTAAAGACGCATTAAATTTAGATTATAAAAATTTAAACTTAACTGATGAAGAAGTTCTAACAATAAACAAATTTGCTAAGAACGAAGCACTATCAAAATTAAATAAATCTTTTGAAGCAACCACAGGACAATCTTTTTATGGTTTACCTAAAGCTGCTCAGACAGTTATAGCGTCAGTTGCATTTCAATACGGTGATTTAGAATCTAAAACTCCAAAATTTTGGAATCAAATTACTAATGGTGATTGGAATGGAGCTATTAAAAATTTAGATAACTTTGGTGACAAGTACGACACACGCAGAAAAAAAGAAGCTAACTTATTAAGAAAGATGCGCCCTGTTGAACAAAAAATAGCTGCCTTAGATGAAGTGGCTAAAAAATACGGGTTTAATTAATCATGGCTGGTTTTGGTATTGGTGGTTTTGGAATTGGTGAATTTGGTATTGGTGGTTTAACTACTGGTGTTGGTTCATTAACTACAAGTACTAAGCAGGTTGTTTGGCGATCAGATATGATAGTGACCGCAGGGTTCACTGCAATCTTTGATGCAACTTACCAAGTAACAGTACATACAGACTGTCAATCAGCAGTAGGCACAGGCGGACTAACAATCGTAAGTGACGATGCTATTATATTAACAGGTACACCACTTGTAGCTAACTCTGGTACAGGAAGTTTAAGTATTACGAGTAGTGCAGTTAGTTACAACTCGACACCTATTATACAACCAAGTTTAACTAGTTTAACTTTTTCACCGTTACCAACAACTATTATTGGTACAGCTAATTTATATCCAAGTGCAGTTGCACTAGCTACAAATACTGAGCAAGTCTCAACTGTCATTGATCAAGTTATAACTACACAATTGGGTGGCCAAGCGAGTCAATCGTTTCAAGTTGGCACCATACTTGGTCATAATTTAAGTGTTGGAGTAACCAGTTTAACAATAGCTGAACAAGTAGCTGATGTTGTTACTGATGTAAAAGTTTATCCTAATGCATCGTCATTAGGCTCAAGTGTTGGTTATCAGCCATCATTAAGTATTGGAAATGCAATTAGCTTAAATAGTGGCACAATAAATACTACAGGCAATACAGTTAATTTAAAAATTGGTAATGCTGTTAGTGTTGGCACTAAAACATTAAATGTTATAGGCCAACAACCTAGTTTAAGTCTTGGTTGTAATATAGATGTTGGATTAGGTAATCAACTTACAGTTACTGGTAAACAAATATCTAAAATTATAGATCAAAATATTTCTGTTGGTTATACAGCACTATTTGATGCTCAATATCAAGTATCACTAGTTATCGGTAACACGATTGGTGCAGGTCTTGGAACATTAGCTATTGAAGGTAAACAATCTAATTTAAGAATTGATAATAACATTCCAGTTGGTTTAGGTAATCAATTTACAACTGTTGGTTATCAACCTTCATTAATAATTGGAAACACACTTAACGTAAGTAATGGTTCATTGGCTGTTGCAGTTAAGTCAGCTAGTTTAAATATTGGTATTAATACTAACTTAGGTGTTGAAACATTAAGTACCGCAGGTAAACAAATCAATTTAAGAATTGGTAATACGATACCTTTAAATGTAGGCAGTTACCAATTTACAACTTTAGCCCCTCTTCCATTAACTGGATCTTTTGAGCCAGCAGGAAGAACTATCGCACCACAGCGACAAAGCAGACAGCTTGTTGCTAGTTTCCTAAGTGCAGACGGAAATGATTTAGTGGTAACAAAAATTGCACAAGAACAATCTCGCAAGATCTCGCAACAAGTCAATGACCAAAACGGCAATGACGTACAGAGAGTTGCATAACTAATAAAAGGAAAAAATTATGGCTGCAGGCTCATGGGTCATCTACAATGATGGCAAAGAAAGAATTATAAATGGTGATATCGACCTAAATGGCGATACACTAAAATGCAAACTACTAACAACAAGTTATTCACCAGCGGCAACGCATTCGACTATTTCAGATTTAACTAATGAAGTAACCGATAGTGATTACAGTGTTCAGACTATTGCTAACCCAACGGTTACAGAGTCTGGTGGAACAGTTAAATTTGACTGTGATGATATTACGTTTGGATCATCTGTTACAATTACAGCTAAATATGCTGCGTTATATTCAGATACACATGCAAGTGATGGATTAATTGCTTATGTTGATTTAAATACAAGTGGTGGATCAGTTGCATCTACAGCAGGTACATTTACTATCGTAATAAATGCCGCTGGCGTATTTACAGTAGCGTAACATGGCATACTTTGTAAAAGATCCTGATGAAACTTTAGATTATCAGATTAACTTTGGTTCATTACTAGAGAATTCTGAGACTGTTACTGGTAGTACTTTTACTCCAGATACAGGACTTACTAAGGTAACTGAAAGTTTTACTAGTGCTGGAATTTCAACTGTTTTTGTATCAGGTGGAACTAATGGCACAACTTACAAAGTTAAATGTGAAATTACAACTTCTGGTGGGCGTACTTACAATAGAACTATCTTTGTAGAAATTAAAGATAAGTAGGAACGCCTGCTAAGACCAAAGTAAAATACGAAACTAAAAAAAACATTATTAAATTATCAAACATAAGCATGTTTTATGCTTATGTTAAAAAAAAATAAACATACATTTACAAACATTTAATTGTCATGGAGGCATACAATGGAAATTAGTTGGATACAATTAATATTAGACGCAGACCCTGATTACTACGATGAAGATTACACTCGACCTGTAGTTTATGAGTTTTCTGGCGATAGAGAATTTAGGCAAGAGGATTATCCTTAATGTCTGAACTAATTAGCCCTTTACAATATCATGACGAAGCTAAAGACAAAGACGGCAACGCTCCCATCCCATTAGCGGATATTGAACTATCTAAAAAAGTCTCAGAAAAATTAAATGAACATTATCCGGGTCATGCTTGGGGAGTAACCGCAAGTGTTAGTGACGGCATTGTTACTATTAGAAATTTTGTTCTCAGTGAAAAGTATGGATTTGTCGTTAAGATTGACGCACTAAAAAATGACCCAGGATTACTTCTTGTAGTTCGCGCAGGTGGTGAATTTTTAGAAAGATATAATATTAAAAGAGGTGCAGGCCCCTATCATCAAGAAGACCTCAAATTATTTTAAAGGAAAACATTATGGAAGAATACGAAGATAATTCCGAAGACCAACCAATTGTTGCTAGTAATGAAAAAGATAAAGAATTTTTAAGACTAGCACAAAATGCATTTGAAAAGTCTACTGACTTTATTGATGCTAATTTAAGACATGATTGGGAGTCTAATTTAAGAGCGTTTAATTCTGAACACCCAAAAGGCTCTAAATATTCATCGGACACTTATAAAAATAGAAGTAAAGTTTTTAGACCAAAGACTAGAGCAAGTGTGCGTAAAAACGAAGCTGCATGTGCAGCCGCTTTCTTCTCTACTAAAGATATGGTTAGTATTCGACCAGAAGATGATCGTGATCCTGCACAAGTAGCAAGTGCTAAAATCATGAATAAGATTATTAACTATCGTTTAGAAAAAACTATTCCATGGTTCTTAACTGTAGTGGGAGCATTTCAGGATGCACAAGTTACAGGTGTATGTGCTACTAAAAACTATTGGGAATATTCAGAGAAAAAAATTAGATCAGGTTTTGTACCAGAGTTTGATGAAAACGGTTTACCACTACTAGACGTTGATGGTGAACTTAAAGGTAAAGTTGAAGATGAAGTAGAAATTATTAGTGACAAGCCTGTAATAGATTTAATTGCCCCTGAGAATTTACGAGTTGATCCTGGTTCAGATTGGATGGATCCAATTAATAGTTCACCTTATGTGATCTATTGTATCCCAATGTATATTCACGACATTAAAGCTAAAATGAAAGAGCGTGACCCTAAAACAGGTATGGGTAAATGGAAAAAGTACAGTGAAGAAATTATAGCGGGATCATCTGACGGTAAAATGAAAAATGATTCTACTCGTTCGGCACGAGAAGATTATAGAGAAGATAGTACTGATACTGCAAATAAATCTGTTAGTGATTATGAAATTATTTGGGTACATGAAAATTTTGTAAAAAAAGATGGTAAAGATTATCATTTCTATTCACTTTCTACAAAACAACTATTAACAACACCAAGACCAATTGAAGAAGTGTACTTACACGGGGTTAGACCTTTTACAATGGGTTACACAGTTCTTGAAGCACATAAAATTTACCCTCAATCAAAAGTTTCGTTAACTTCTGAAATTCAGAAAGAGACCAACGATATTGCGAATCAGAGACTTGACAATATAAAACTAGCACTAAACGGAAGAATGTTTGCCCGCCAAGGGAGGAATATTGATCTTAACGCGCTGGTTCGCAGTACACCTGGCGGTGTTGTATTAATGGAAGATCCGTCTTCGGATGTTGTTATCAATAGAGCGCCTGATGTTACGCAATCAAGTTACATTGAGCAAGATAGATTAAACTTAGACTTTGATGAAATTGCTGGAAACTTTTCTACAAGTTCAGTGCAATCTAACAAATCGTTAAATGAAACTGTTGGTGGAATGCAACTTATAAGTGGAGCTGCATCGGCAATTGGTGAATATGATTTAAGAATTTTTTCTGAAACTTGGGTTGAACCAACAATACGTCAACTAGTTCAGCTAGAACAAAGTTATGAAACTGATCAAGTGGTTATGCAGTTAGCTGCTCAAGATATTGATATGTACAAAACTTACGGTACCGATGAAATGACTGACGAGATCTTAAAACAAAAATTATCGCTTAATGTTAATGTCGGCATTGGTTCAACAAATCCGATGGAACAATTACAAAAATTTACAATGGGCGCTCAAACAGTTTCACAACTAGTTGGTCCATCTGTTGCTCAAGCACTTAATGTAAAAGAAATTATTACCGAAATATTTGGCAAACTTGGTTACAAAGACGGAATGCGATTCTTTAATTTTGGTGAAGATGATCCGCAAATGAAACAATTGCAAGATCAAATTGCTCAAATGGAACAAGCATTAAATGACAAACAAGCAGAAATGCAAAACAAAGTTGAGATTGCTCAGATAGCAGCTCAAGCAAACATCCAAGAGCAAGAAATGGAAAATCAAGGTGACTTAATGTTGGAGCAAATGAAACAACAAAGTGAAAGTCAAAGATTAAAAGCACAGTTAACTTTGCGTGAAGCAGAGAAAATGATTGATAGCAAAATTAAATTAAGACAAGCAGATCAACAAGTGCAAATGACATTAGTTAACAATCAAAATAGGAGACAAGGATAATGGAAAAAATTAATTGGATAAAAGATAAAATTATGGCTATGCCAATGCACAAACGAGCTGCATTATCAATAGCGGTAATTGCTTTAGTCGCAATCATCTTCGGTTAATCATGAGCGAAAAAGACTCTCGACTAAAAAGTGCAGGTGTTAGTGGGTACAATAAACCTAAACGTACACCTAGTCACAAAACTAAATCTCATGTGGTAGTAGCAAAATCTGGTGACCAAGTTAAGACAATTCGTTTTGGTCAACAAGGTGTTACTGGCGACCGAACTAAAACTAAAAGATCAGATTCCTTTAAGGCTAGGCACGGTAAAAATATTGCTAAAGGCAAAATGAGTGCGGCTTATTGGGCTAACAAAGTAAAGTGGTAAGGAGAAATTATGTCACTCTATGAAAATATAAATAAAAGAAAACGTAATAATACATCTAGAAGTAAAAAGAACAGTACCATTTCTAAAAAAGCCTACGCCAATATGAAAGCTGGCTTCCCTAAGAAAAAAAAGAAAAATAAATAACAGGAGAAACCTTATGTCACTAACAAAGTCACAAAAAACTCTTCCTAAATTTTTGCAAGATAAAATTAAGAAGAAAAAGAAAACAAAGAAAAAAACCAAAAGTAAAGGATATTAATTATGGTAGTTTCTATGATAGGTAAAAAAATTTACAAAAAAGTAAAAGGTAAAAAACCTAAAAACATGGGTGCAGTTAAAGCAGGTAACCCTGGTAAAATGGGAAAACCAAAAAAAAGTAAAGGTTACTAATTAAGATTGCCCTCATGAAAACACAAAGTGCTAAAGCTAAAGGTCGAAGACTACAACAATGGGTCCGAGATATTTTAACACAAATTTTTTATTTAGAAGAAGGTGATCTTGAAAGTCGTTCAATGGGAGCTGGCGGTGAAGATGTAATGATGTCTCCACTTGCTAGACGCAAATTTCCATACAGCATTGAATGTAAAAACACAGAAAAGATTAATGTATGGAAAGCCTATGACCAAGCAAAGGCTAACTGTAAACAGTATGAGCCTTTGTTGGTTATAAAAAAAAATAATACTAAACCCCTCGTGTTAGTTGATGCAGAACATTTTTTTAAATTAAAAAGTCAAGCTCTATCAATTCTCACTAAACCTTTAAAGTAAGGAACTAAATGCCCGCAGATTTAGATTTTAATGAAGAGCAAATGTTTGATCAATTTGCTCAAGACCCACTGTTCAAAATTGCTCGTAAAGCAATGGACATAGAAAAAGAATTAGCTGACAACACAGGCTTATCGGCTGTCTTAGCACAGGCGAAAAAAGATTCTAGTGAAGCTATAAGAAAACTAATTGCAACCGATGCAACTAAAGTCGACACAGTTAGAAAATTGCAAAATGATGCAAGAATTTTCTTTATGCTTACAGAATATCTGAAGAAACAAATCGACCGAGGAATACTTGCCGAGCAAATTATTCAAGAAGAAGATTTAAACAAATAACATAGGAGGACATAATGTCTGAAGAGATCACCCAAGAGGGCATCTCTCAACCTGAAGCTACTGAAGCTGTTGTTGAGAACGCCCCAAAAGAAACACCTCATCTTGAGGTTAACGAAGAAGATACTAGAAGCGATCAAGAAAAACGTAAAGAGATTGCTGACCAAGAACGAGTACTACTTAATCCAAGAACTAATACCTTGGAGTCTATTATAGCTGCAAGAAAAGAGCAGTTAAAAACTGAAGTACCAGAAGCATATGAACAAGAAGAAGAAGTTAAAGCAGAACCCGATAGCGAAGTTATTGCTGAAGACGAACCTCTTCAAGAAGCAAGTGATTCCGAGCAAGAAGAAGTTGAAGCGGAATCAGTTGAAGAAGAAGCTGAAGAACCTACTACACCACCTGTAGCTGAGACGTACAAACTTAAAGTCAATGGCCAAGAAAAAGATGTTAGCCTTGATGAATTAAAACGTATGGCTCAAATGGCAGACTCTGCTACGCAGAAATTTCAAGAAGCTGCAACTATGAAGGCTCAAGCCGAACAGTTAGCACAATTGAGAGAGCAAAAAGCAGAAGAGAAAGTAGAAGAGAAACCTGAATCAGAAATGAATGATGAACAACTTAATAAGTTGGTTCATGATATTCAATTTGGTGAAGGTGATACAGCTAAAAATGCTTTAAAACAAATTTTGCAAACTCGCACACCTCAACAACCAAAAATTGATGAGATGGCGATTGCACGACAAGCAGCCGAACAAGCGACACAGCAAGTTCAAAACAAAGTTGCTTTCGATAACCTATTAAAAGATCTGGGGCAAGAGTACCCAGATGTTTTTGCAGACCGAAATACTACATACCTAGCTGCACAATATGTACACGAGATGAGAGCCGAAGATGCCCAAAGTGGCAATTCGAGATCAGACTCGGAGTTATTTAGAAGTGCGTGTGAGGCTGTTGATCAATGGTCAAAATCTAAACTGTCCAATGTTGATGGTGAAAAAAAAGCGAAACCTAAAGCGTCAATAAAAAAAGTTGAAGCTAAAAGGCAGAGCGCAGATGTCGTCAAACCATCTACCTCAAGTACCGCAAGTATAGGCGAGGATACTCCTCCACCTCCTACTCGATCGGATGTTGTGCGTATGATGCAAAAAAGACGAGGTCAACTTTAACTTAAACAAATAAATAAACTAAAATAGGAGAATAAAGAATATGGCTCAAGTATGGGGTACAAATTCTGCCGGTGGTTTTATGTATTCAGACGAATTGTCTGATGTACTTAGAATGGCTGTGCAACCTATGGTAAAGTTTAGACAGTTTTGTGATGCTAAAGATGCGACTAATAAAGGTCTATCTAAAGGTGACAAGTTTAACTGGAATATCTACAGCGATGTAGGTACTGCAGGTACAGCTTTAACTGAAGGCACAGCAATTCCTGAAACTAGTTTTACTGTAGAACAAAATCAATTAACAGTTACTGAGTACGGCAACAGCGTTGGCTACTCTAGTAAGTTAGATGATTTATCAAAACACTCAGTTACAGAAGTGATTAACAAAGTTCTAAAGAACGATGCTAAGAAAGCATTTGACGGAGCAGCACATGCTCAGTTTAAAGCTACACCACTTGCTGTAGTTCCAACTGGAGGTACATCAACAAGTGCTGTAACTCTAGATGCTGACGGAACTACTTCAGTAACTAATGACGTTGCAATGGGTAAAGATCACGTTAAAGCTATTGTTGATATCATGAAGGAAAGAGATATTCCTGCATACATCAATGATGACTACTATGCGATCGCTCACCCATCAACTTTCAGAGGCGTTAAAAATGATTTAGAATCTATTCATCAGTACACTGATGGTGGTTTCCAAATGATCATGAATGGCGAAATTGGAAGATATGAGAACGTACGATTCATCGAGCAAACAAATGTTGCTAAAGGTGGATTCGGAACTCCAGCAGGAGAATTTACTAACGGCAAATCTAATGCTTGTTATTTCTTTGGTGCAGATACTGTAGCCGAAGCAATTGCAATACCTGAAGAAATGCGTGGTAAAATTCCTACTGACTACGGTCGTTCTAGAGGTATCGCATGGTACTACCTAGGTGGCTTTGGTCTAGTTCACGACTCAGCTGCACAAGCTAGAATTGTGAAGTGGGATTCCGCTACATAATACCAATTGGAGGGAGTGCTTATGGCACTCCTTCCATTTTTATAAGGACATCATCATGGAAATGAAAAAAAAGAAATTCGATAAGAACCAAATGACTGGCGTAATGAACAAGAGTGACTTGGATCATGACAAAGGTTATTGCGTTAAAGATAGCACTGAGAACATGGAAAACGATCCTAAAGGTGCAAGACTAAAAGGTTACGACCACACAGGATTTTTAGATCGTGGCTACTTTGCTAACGAACGATAATTAATTTTAATTAGGAGAATACATCATGCCAAAATATGGAATGAAAGATACAACTGGTTACAGCAATGCAATCAGATCAAATACACAAGACATCGGTGGGGATGCATTAGGTAAAGGAACTTCTGTTCCTTCTAATCCTCATGGATATAAAAAAGCATTGGATGGCAAATCTGAGTCACTACTAGACAAAGGTTACACACCAATGGGTAAAGTCAAAGACACTGGCTCAGACGGAATGGATCCAGCGTAAGCTGGGTCTATCCCAATTTAAAAGAGGAACTTAAATGAATTATCATCAATTAACTGCGGATAAATCTACTGAGGGTAGTATCCGTAATTTTGTCAATCAGAATGTTCCTGTTGCAATTTTAATTCGTCAAGCAGAAGCATTTCTTTATCGCAGACTTAGACTTAGAGATCAATTGACAACTGTTAGTGGTACCATTAGTTCTGGTACATCATCAGTAACCTTACCAAATGATTATCTAGCTGCTAAACAAGTTAAACTTATTGGAGCAAATAATTCTGTACTTACACGAAAACTACCAGAAGTCTTACAAGCATCAATTACTTATTCATCAGGTAATACTCGAACTCAAGGTGTACCAACTCAATATTATACAGATGGTTCAAACATAAATTTTAATTTAGTTGCTAATGCTGATTACAGTTATGAAATGATTTATTTTAATGAACCTGCCGCCTTAACTTCATCTAATGCAGAAAATTTTTTAACAAAAAGATATCCAAGAATGTTATTAGCTGCAACGTGTGCATTTGCTAATGAGTATTTAAAAGACGATGCTGAAAAAGCATATTGGATGCAAATTGTTGTGGCAGAAATAGACCAAGCTATGCGTGAAAGTGACTTTGAACGACAAGGCACTTTATTAACTGTAGCAACTACTTAGGAAATAATTTATGACATCAACTTTTACTTCAAATCTGACACTTGAAAAACCAGGTCCAGGTGAACAATCCAACTCATGGGGTAACACACTTAACAGTAACTTAGATGCAATCGATGCAGCTATTGGTTTAAGATTTACAGGTGACCCTAATAATAATGTTGCCGCAGATTTTATTGGCCAAGTATGCGTAGATAGTTCTAATAAAATTATTTACATCGCTACCACTGCAGGTAATATAGTTACAGCCGTTTGGACACCTGCTAATGTTGCTGACGCAACAGTCGCACTGACAGGGGCAGTTGTTGGAACAGCTAATTTTGTAAGTGGCAATGCTTCTATTAGTACCTCTTTTGGTACAGATCCAATGCCAACTGGAGTAATATCAATGTTTGGAGGCACCTCTCCCCCAAGCGGATATTTATTATGTGATGGTACTGAGATTTCTAGATCAACCTACTCTGCTTTATTTGCAGTAATTGGAACAACCCATGGTAGCACAGGTGCTTTAACATTTAGTCTACCAAATTTTCAAGAAAGAGTACCAAGAGGTAAAGGTAGTAGTGATAATTTAGGAGACACTAATGGATCTGCTACAATAACTCCCGCTGGTTCAGTAAGCTCAATAACACCAACAGGTTCAGTATCAACAAGTATTGGTGGTAGTACAGCAGGTCATTCTATTACCCAAGCTCAATTACCTAACATAACTTTAAAAACTACAAACTATGTAAAAATGGAAGAAACTTCATTAACCCCACCTGACGGAGATGGACTAGGAAACAGAGGTTCATCTTCTGGTGGTGGAGCAGCTTACAATAGTGCAAGTGTACCTACTGGTGGATCAGGTCAGGCTCACTCACATAGTTCAACTGGTTTAACAGCTTCATCAACTTTTAGTGGTAACACTACTACAGCTACTTTTACTGGTTCAAACACTAGCGTGTTAAATCCATATCTTTGTGTCAATTACATTATTAAAACGTAAAGGAATTTCATGACTACTACTGTAACTTCAAATTTAAATTTAGCTAAACCTGATATTGGTTCTGAAGCTAACAATTGGGGAAATGTTTTAAATGGAACCATCGATCAAATTGATAAGGCAATTGCTCAACGTCTAGTCAAAGGTGTAGGTGGTGGCTCTAATGTTACATTATCAGATTCTGAATCTAGTTTTGCCATTATAGAATTTCAAGGCACATTAAGTGGTAATATAGATGTTAAGACCGCATCAAATGACACTAAACCATATATTATATTTAATAATACTAGTGGCTCTTATACTTTAACTTTTAAAAGTAATTCAGGAACAGGCGTAGTTATTACGCAAGGATTAAAAAGTATTGTTTATGGTGATGGCTCAAATATAGTTGAAGCAACTAGCCCTGCTAATAGTTTCTCTGCTAATAAAACAATTACTTTAAGCGGAGTTGTTAGCGGTTCGGTTGCTACTGATTTTTCATCTGACCCAACTATTACTACATCTATTGTTGATGGATCAATTGTTAACGCTGATATAAATACAAGTGCAGCGATTGACGCATCAAAAATTGCTGATGGCTCGGTTTCAAATACTGAATTTCAAAGATTAGATGGAGTTACTTCTGATATACAAAGTCAATTAGATGGTCTACGTCACAATGCTGATGATGTAAAAATTAAATTTGGTGCAGGTGACGATTTAGAAATTTTTCATGATACTTCTGGAGGTGGAACAGACAACGTCATTCAAGCAACTAATACAAGTCATAGTTTAAGATTAAAATCTGATAGTATTTTATTGCAAGGAGCAAGTGGTGGTACTTTAGCAAGTTTTAGCAATGGAGGATCAGTGACTTTAAGTTACTCAAATTCAGGTAAGCTAAGTACAGTAGGCACAGGAGTTTCTATTTCGGGGGACGTTACAGCGACAGGAAATATTAACGGTAATGGTCAAAATCTTACAAACTTAAACGCTGCTAATTTAACGGGAACTTTACCTGCAATTGACGG